AGATGCAGCAGCAGCTTCGTGTGCTCCTGCATATGTTGCATCAAGTGTCTGACGATAGAACCCTGCAAGGGTGTTATTGTAAGAACCATCTCCAGACGAGGCTGGACGACCATTGATAGCAATGTCCTCAAGATCGTTTCCGAACTGAGTTGCCATCAAGCGAACGATGTGATCCTCAAGCTGCTCACCTTCAATGTTATCCTCTAGGGATTCTGTTGAAAGTTCGTAGTCTAGACGGAACTTCGTTGTTGTAAGTTCGATTTTTGTAAACGCTGGAGCTGAATTGCTTCCTGTATCCTCAGCCTGTGTTGCCTTAGCAACAAGACGTGAACCAACACGAACCTTATCAAGTTCCATTGTATTTGCTCTCATTACAACTCTACGACCATCATTGGCGAGAACCATCTCGTCAAAAATATAGTCGATAAACTGACGTGACTGCTCTGGGTTAAGTACACCACCCTCGTTTGTGCTAACATCAAAAGATGTCATTGCACCTGGGGATTCCAGTGGAGAGATTACTGTACCACTTGCTGCAGCCTTTTCGATAATATCACTCATTTTATTTATTTCACCTTCTTTTCCTTTTTAATTTAGGTATTCTGCGGAGCCGAGGAAGCGTCCACCCCATACTGACTTGCGTAGTACGGTAGTCTGTTCTGGAGCATTTTCCAATTCTCCAGACTTCTTTACGGCTGTGTCTGACTCAACCGAGTCAACTCTGGAATTTAGATTTTCCAAAGTGCTTTTAACATCAGCCAAAGCTTTGTTTAACTCTTCATTTTTATCTGCAAGAGCCTTTGTTACTTCTGCAACAGATGTTGCTACCTCATTGATAGCGTTTGTATTTGTTGCAGTATTCGTTGAAATTGTTTCTGAAATGAAGTTTTTAATCTCATCAAGAGCCTTAGCCATATCAGTTACCTCACCGTTATCGGTGGAGGCTACTGTAGCTTCAACATTTTCTGAATCAGACTTTTCAACAGATTCTTCTGTTGGTGCTTCTGCTACTGGAGCTTCTTCTGCTGGTGCTTCTTCTGCGATTTCTGCAGATTCTTCAACAACTTCATCAACTACAACATCTTCAGCTACTTCATCAGACTTGATAATATCTTCATTGGTCTCTACGACCTCTGTATTTTCAGCCACTTCAACACCTCCTTCATTTTGTTGGTAGGCAACTGATTCTAAGTCAACTGCCATTTTTACTACTTCTGATGGTAGCAAACCTGTGGTTACACCTAAAGATTTAGCAACCTTTGTTGCCCAAGATCTCAGTGTGTTCATTCTATGTCCTACTGTGGTATCGGATGGTTTCCAAGAATTTCCATCCTTCTGGTAAACTCTAATAGCTACTGCTGGATTTTCTTGTGTTCCAGTAATAGTAAAATCAGAGTTGGGTACCTTTATTGTACCATTAGTTACAACTCTTGTAACCTTTCCTCTTGCAGTACCACCTGAAGAGTTCCATTGAACAAAATCTCCAACTTTATATTTTGCTTTTAATAGCTCATCTTCCAGTTCATTTTGTTCTGGATACTTGTTTGGAGTTTCTTCATTTGTTAGAACATTATCATTAGATTTTTGAATAAGAGAAAATACTGCCTTGGCAATATCTTCTTTGGAAACTTCATCAATCCAACCAATTGAGGTTAGATCTGAATCGCAATTTGCACACTTATGTGATTCATTTTCATCAACGTATGCTAGTTCGTCAACTTCACACCAAAATACATTTTGGATATTTGACTTGTTAAAAATACCAGTAGCGATATCTCCACTATCTGTTTTTTGAATTGAAAAAATATTTGCTAGGTGATTTGCAGGTGAATCAACTAATGATAGTTCTACTAGATCATAGTCTTTAATAATTCTTACGCTGTTCTTTGATTCTCCATCAAGAACGCTTTCTGAGTCTTTTACGTTGCCACCAATTGAGAATCCTGTAAGTGTTCCATCAAGGACCATTTCCCATACTTCTTGTGCACCTTTAGAAACATAGGTATCTACATAAACACCACTATATTGCTTGTTTGTGTTTGGATCAAAGAATGTTTCGGTGCGAAAGTTTACAACTTTACCTGCTGGAATTGGCTGGTGCATAAGGCGTACATTTCCTCTGAAATTTTCAAATGCCTTTCGTGAAGCTTCTGCTGTAACACGATCACCTTGGCGATCAATGTTATCAAGGGTTGCAAAGCCAGACACAATTCTTTTTTCTACATCTACCTTTGAGATAGGCATGGTAAGCGTAACTTGATTACCATTAGTAGTAAGGGATGCCTTTTGTAAATCTACCATAACAATTCTAATTATATAACATATTTGTTATTATAGTGTTATGCTTGTTGTCTACCTTCACCTTGAGGTACTCTAGAGCCTGTTCCACTGTCTGCAGCATTAGCATCTCGTTGTTGATCTCTTAGTCTATTTCCATTAGCCTGAGTTCTTTGTTCTGCTTGACCTTGTGCTGTTAATTGAACTGGTTCGTCTCCAGTTGGCAGTGCTGTCATACCTTTTCGTGATCTAACTTCATTAGGTAAATAGACTCCCATTCTTAGATAACGCTCATCAATCTTTGATTGAGTATCTTCATCTGTAAGGGTAAGTTCATTAAATTTAAGTTTAAACATATCAGTTTTTTCTGAAACAATTCTATTTACAGACTTTTCTAAAGTGTCTTGCTCTGGACGACATACTTGATCTTTAAAGGTTCTATCTGCCTCACGAGCATTAGCAAGAGAAATATTTTCTGCTGTTCCAACCTTTGAAATTGGCACTCTGTGTGCCATTAAGATTTCACTTAAGTTGGTCTTTCTATAGTTATTAAAGGAAGAATCTTGAATTCCGTTTTCTACAGCTTCCATCTTTACATCAATCTTTTGACCATTTTCATCACCAGGAATTGGGATTACGAGGGTTCTATGTGATTGTCCACGAAGGTTGTTTTGGAAGAATTCAAATAACTTTGCTTCTGCATCTTTTGAAAGCTTTGCTCCCTTAATCCAGAAAATGTAGCGTGGGGTTGCTTTATTTTCAAAGTACTCAAGGTTAAATCTAGATGCAAATTCTGTACCTGCCATTGCATTTTTTGCTGCAACGATTGGAGGAATTCCGTAATAAGTATTAGTTGGTGTATATGACTTTAAGTGAATAATTTCATTTGGACGAGCATCAGCACCAATAGGATTTGGTTGAGATAGGTCTTGAAAGTTTCTGAAGAATACTGCTTTGCCATTTACGATCTGGACAAATCCATCACGAAGTCTACGAATACGAACAGTTGCTGCAGGAATATGACCAATATAGCCAATCTCTCCTGTTACCTTGCGACCAATTTCTAAGTATCCATTACCAGTTGCTTCTTTATCAATGTATGCCTTTACAAGAGTTGCAGTAAATGTGTCTTCATCATTTCTTGATTCTAGCCACTCTTCAATTTCAAGCTTAGTTCTATCAAGCTTTCGTCTTTTTCTAGAAAGCTGATCCTTGTCTGTTGTTTCTTCAAGCATCTGCAAAACTTGTAGTGTTGGCTCTAGATTATAACCAAGACCAACAATGTTTGCAACCTTAGCATTAATTGCAGCAAAATTTGCTGCTGAAACTTCATAAATTCTAGAAAGAGAAATTAGATTGTACGGTGGTTCTACAACATCAAAAAGACCATAGCCATACTTATCTGGGACTAGTTGCTTTGATTCTGAATCATCACCATTTAGAGAGTTTTGATCAGCTTTTTCAAGCTTTCTCTTAGAGTTTCTCTTAAAATTATGACCCAATCCAGCAAGTTTCATTAAGTCGTTTGGGTTTTTTGCAAAATCATCTACTTCATTGTTTCCAATTAAAGAGTTAGACTTAGCAACACTATCCATTCCGATATCTCTACCGTTAATTTCATGCATTTCTTGCATTGTGGAACACCTCTCTCCAGTTATCTGTATCACCATAAGGTGTTAGTCCTTCAGCCATTCTATCAATGTCTTCTCTGGACTGTGTTTCAGATGCTCTACCAACACCTGGCATAAATACTGCTTTTCCTTCTGGCTTTCCCCAGTATGCAGCAGCATCTGCTAACTGTTTCATCTTTGTAATATCATATTTGCGAGCAGGAACATTTAAAGTATTACCCTGATCATCTTGAAAGTGAGTTCCGTTTGGTAACTCCCACACATAAATTCCATATTCTGCACTACTTTGTACAGCTTGTACTTTGTTTTTAGGTTTTGACATACCACAATGATACCATTTTTTAGATCTTATGGCTATTGTTTATCAAAAATTAATCTGAATTAACCAAGTCTGTTTCTTTATATGAAACTACCTTATTTGTCATAAACACCTGAGCGTAAGTTCCATCTGACTGTTTTTGTAAAAATTCTTTTCCATTTTCATCACCATATTCAACATAAATTAAATCTCCAGTTGCTATGTCTGCTGCTTCTAGAGATGTGTTTGCTGTAAAAGTAGCAACTCCATTAGAGAATCCAACTGAGTACACGCCTCTGTCTGGTGCTGATGTTTGATTTGCCAACAGTACTGTAACTGGGGAAGCAAGGGTTGGAGT